CGGTGACGAAGATCGCCAAGGAGATGGGCGTGTGCCGTGGCAGCGTCTACAATGCGTTGGCGGAGGCGCAGAGATAGCGTATCAAACAAACAGCTGCGCGCCTCGGCGGTATTGGGGGCAGGAGACGAGAATGATCAGTCGTTCGGGGCGTAAACGAGTCGCCGTCAGCGCGATCCGAGCCAAGACCCAAACCAAGCCGAAGATCGACCACGTCTACGACGATCTGCTGCGCAGCGTCGATGTGCGTTTCGGTATCGTGACGTCCCCCGGCGGCAAGCTGTTCAGGACCGACGCCGACGGACTGTGGGACGTCTATCTCAAGAATCTCCCGGCGAGCGAGCGGCAGTTTCACAATTGCCATTGCTGCCGGCGGTTCATCGAGACTTACGGCGCCCTTGTCGCTATCGAACCCGACGGTTCGACTTCGCCGGCGATGTGGAATCCGAAGCTTCCCGGCGCCGACAACATCTACGCCGCGTCGTTTCACGCCCTGTTTCATAAGGTCAAGAACGCGCGGGTGGCGTCGGTGTTTTTCTCGAAAGAGACGGTGTGGGGCAACCCGACGACGCCCGGCTGGACGCATCTATCGGTGACGCCGCCGCGCCGGCTGGTTTTTCACGGGCGGTTGGAGACGCCCGGTCAGATGATGGCGGCGAACAAGGAGAACTATCGCAACGTCATGACGGCGTTGGCGGAGTTCAAGCCGGCGATGCTCGACGAAGCGCTGCGCGTCCTCAAAGCCGAGGCGCTCAACAACGCCGAGAAGTTCATCGCGCCTGTGCAATGGCTGCGCGATCTTCACGAGCGGCCGAAGGGCAAGTTCGGCGAGAACGTCGTCTGGCGCGCGATCGCCGACGCGCCGGAGGGCTACTGCCATCCGCGGGCTTCGATGGTCGGCTCGCTACTCGAAGACATTCAGAGCGGCTTGCCGTTTCAGGGCGTCAAGGCGAGGTTCGACGCCAAGGTCGCGCCGTTGCGCTATCAGCGTCCGCAGGCTGCGCCGGCGGCCGGCAATATCGCGGCGGCGGAAAAGATCGTCGAGAAGCTCGGGATCGCGCGTTCGCTCGAACGCCGGTTCGCGCGGCTCGAAGATCTGGAGACGATCTGGACGCCGCGCGATGTCAAGCCGCAAAATCGCGGCAGGGTGTTCGGGCATCTCAAGGCTAAGCAGGAGACGCCGGCGGCGCCACTCTCGTTGCCGTGTCAGAAGATGACGTGGCGCAAGTTCAGCGAGACGGTGCTGCCCGAGGCCGTTAAGATCGAGATCAGACCTCCGTATCTCGGGTCTTTTATCGCGATGACGGCTGCGGCGCATGCGGACGCGCCGCCGATCCTGAAATGGGATCGGGAAGACCGGCGCAATTCGGTGGCGTGGTACTTCTACCACCAGGGAAGCACGGCTTCGCAGTGGGGCTTGGCTCCTGGCGAGTGGGCGAAGATCAACGCTGTCGCTCCGCTGCCGACGATGTGGGGCGACAAACCGATGCCTTTCATCAGCGAAGGCGTCGTGCTGGTGATCGAAGGCGCCGTGGATTCGAGGAACAGTTCTTCGGGGCTGTTCCCCGAGATCATGCGCGACGATCTGCACCAGATAAGGTCGGTGGTTGAGGCTCATTCTCGTAGTTCGAGGTTGAGCGGCGCCGCTGAAGCGTCGGCGTGCGGCTACGATCTCAGGAAGAACCAAGCTTCCTGCTTGTTGCGCGTTTTCGTTGACAATGCCTGGAGAAAGGTGCAGATTGTCAGGTGGGATTGAGTTTCAGGGTGTAGCTCAGTTGGACAGAGCGCCGGCGCGAAGAGCCGGATGTCGCAGGTTCGAATCCGATCTGGCCTGACCTAACACAGCGCCCCGGCTCAACGCCGGGGCGTTTGTCTTTTTCAAGTAGGATGGTATTTTAGCCCCGGAAACGAGGGTGAGCGGTGAGCTTACGGAACGACTTGTTCGAGGAAGTCAAGAAGGAGCCGCTCGCGCCAGCCGGCGTTCTGGAGACGCGCGCGCGGCGCGAAGCGGGCTTCGATCTCTTCGGCAATGAATTGCCACCCCCTCCGCCGCCGAGAAAGCGAGGGCGACCCTTTCCGGGCCAGGAAGTCTACAGGCCCGAGATCGTCGAGGAAATTTGCACGCGGCTGATGCACGGTGAGACGCTCGTCGACATCTGCAAAGATACGCGCATGCCGCACAAAGACGTCGTGCTGAAATGGATTCGCGACAAGCCGGATTTTTACGACAAGTACCTTCAGGCCCGCCGGGTGCAGATGGAGACTTACGTCGACGAGATCATCAAGATTTCCGACGACAAATCCGAGGACTTGATCACCACGCTCAACAACAAGGGCGAAACTGTCCAGATGGTGAACAAGGCGAAAATCCTGCGCGACCGGCTGCGGGTCGACACGCGCAAGTGGCTCGCCGCGCATCTGGCGCCGAATCTCTACAGCGACAAGACGAAGATCGAGTTGTCGGGCTCGATCGGCGCTTACGACATCTCCAAGCTAGGCGACGAGGAGCTGACCCAACTTGAACGAATCCTTACGCGAGTCGCCGTCGCCGTCGGCGGCCCGGTCATTGAAGGACTTGCCCTCCCTGGACCTGATTCGGAACGAGACCCGGAGGCGTAGGTTCGCCAAGCCCGGCGGCCTCGTCGAGTTCATCCAGTATTTCTGGGACGTGCTGGAGCCGACGACGCCGTTTGTGGACGGCTGGGCGTTGCGCGCCATTTGCGAACACCTGGAGGCCGTGTCCGCCGGCAAGATCCGCCGCCTGCTGATCAACGTGCCGCCCGGCTTTGCTAAGTCTTTGATTGTGAACGTTTTTTGGCCGAGTTGGGAATGGGCGACGCTCGGTTCGCATCTGCGCTACGTGTCATTCTCCTATTCGGCACATTTGACGACAAGAGATAACGAGAAATTCCGAGATTTGATTTTGTCTCAAAAGTATCAAATCTTGTACGGCCACATATTCAAGCTGATAAAAGTCGGATCAGAGAAAGTACAGTCTGACAAGACAGGCTGGAAATTCGCTTCGTCTGTTGGAGGCGTCGGCACAGGCGAGCGCGGCGGTCGAATCCTAGCGGATGATTTACACAATGTTCGTGAAGCCGAGTCTGACGCTGTACGTGAAATGACAGTACAGTGGTTCCGAGAAGCCATGCAGAATCGTCTTAACGACTTGCATCGTGACGCCATCATCGTAATCATGCAACGTGTCAACGAAGGCGATGTTTCTGGTATCATTCTTGAACACTACCCAGAATACGTTCATCTCTGCATTCCGATGGAGTTCGAGTCGGATCGTGTTTGCACGACGCCGATCGGCTGGACCGATCCCCGCGAATACGACGGCGAACTGGCGTGGCCTGAACGCTATCCTGAAGATGTTCTCAAGCCGTTCAAGAACATGCCGTTCCTGTGGGCTGGCCAGTACATGCAGAGGCCCGAGCCGCGCGGCGGCGGTATCATCAAACGGGAGTATTGGAAGTGGTGGGACGCCGAGGCGCAGCGCGCCAACGATGTCAAGCCCGGCATGTACCCGAACTTCGACTACATCATCGCCAGTTTCGACGGCGCGATGGGTAAGAAGCAGGAGAACGACTGGAGCGCGCTGACCGTTTGGGGGACGTGGGTCGAAACCGACGAGATGCAACGAACGCTCGAACAGTTCGGCACGCCATCGATCATGCTCGTGGCGGCGTGGCGGAAGAAACTGACGCTGCATGGGCGCACCGATCTCGCGCAGATGCACGGCGAGACCAAGGCGGAGTTCGAGCAGCGCAAGAAGGACAACTGGGGGCTTGTCGAGCACATCGCCGACACCTGCCGCAAGCTGAAGGTGAACAAGCTGTTGATCGAGGCCAAGGCGAACGGCCACGACATCGCCAACGAAATGCAGCGACTTTACGCCCGGGAGGACTGGGTGGTCGTGCTCGACGATCCCGGCCAGTTTGACAAGACGGCGCGGGTGTATTCTATACAGCACTTCTTCGCCGACGGGCGCGTGTGGCGTCCCGACACCGCCTGGGCCGAAATGGTCGAGACAGAAGTGGCCCAATTCCCCAAAGGGGCTCACGATGACCTGGTCGACTCGATGACTGCGGCGCTTCGCCATCTCCGCCGCATGGGGCTTCTGGTGCGCGCCGAAGAGAACAGCGCCGCGGTCGAAGAGTTGCAATTTCCTTCGGCGCCGCGCAAGTCGATCATCCGATATGAAGCATGAGGAACGATCCATGCCGACTTTGACCGCCTACCAGATCCAACTCGCCCGGGACATCGAAACGATCCAGGAGGCGCTCGCCGCCGGTTTCGTGATCCCCGACGAACCTCCGGCGCCCGAGCCGGCAGCGACGCCGAAGGAAGACCCGCAGCCGGTGTTTCGGCCGAAGTCCGAGCCGGCAGCGACGCCGAAGGAAGACCCGCAGCCGGTGTTTCGGCTGAAGTCCGAGGCGGAACTGGTTGCGGAGATGAAGACCAAAGAAGCACAGCGCGAGGCGCAGCCCGGCGAACCGGCTCCAAGATTCGACCCCTGAGCGTACGGAATGACTTGCTACGGTGACAGACCGAAATCGTGCGCCGCCGTTGACGCGCGGTGCGAGGCGCTCGCTTCGCCGGCTTTGGGTACGTGGCAGGCGTGGGCGAAAGAACCGCACCGCTGCACACGGAAGGGCGAGCAGATGCGGGGCTTGCGTCTGGTTTGCTGGCAGCATGCAGCGGCGACCGACGTTCGCTACTGCGACGGGTTGAGCGACGCATATTCGTTCACGTTCGGCGGTGGCGGAAGAAACCAAGCCCGTGAGCGTCACGCGCGCATGGCGTCTGCGGGGATCGTGACGTAAATGGCCGGTCTCGTCTCTCCCACGGTGCAAGTGATGCGCGAGGCGCCGCCTCCTGCGCCGCCGGAGGACGCCGAGCAGACCGTCGTTCTGGACCCGCAGCAGCTTTCGCCCGACAAGGACGCCATCGTCATCAAGTTCGACGACGGCTCCGTTTCGGTCAATCTCAACCCGCAGGCGACGCAGAACGGCAGTCTGAAGGACGCCAAGTTCGACGACAACCTCGCCGAAAAGATCAACGACATCGACCTCGGCACGCTGGCCGAAGAACTTCTGCTCGGGATCGACGACGACGAGCGGTCGCGCAAGGAGTGGCTTCAGGAACGCGCCGACGGCATCAAGCTTCTGGCGTTGAAGATCGAAAAACCGAACGGCAACACCGGCGGTTCGTCGGCCGGCGTCGACAACACATCGCGCACGCGGCATCCGTTGATGCTGGAGGCGGCGCTTCGTTTCCAGGCCAACGCACGCTCCGAGCTTCTCCCGACCGACGGGCCGATGAAGCTGGAGAATTACGACAGCGACGACACGCTGGAGGGCGACGATCTCGCGCAGGCGCTCGAAGACGACATGAACTATTACATGACCGTCACGGCGTCGGAATACTACCCCGACACGGATCGCATGCTGCTGTGGGTTCCGGTCGGCGGCTCCGGTTTCAAGAAGGTCTACCGCTGTCCGATCCGACGCCGTCCGGTGTCCGAGAGCGTGGACGCCGCCGATCTCTGCGTCTCGAACGCGGCTACCGATCTGCAGAACGCTGATCGCGTCACTTTCACGACCCGCATGCGCCAGTCCGTGATGGTGCGGATGCAGAAGCTGAAGGTCTATCGCGACGTCGATCTCGGCCAGCCGATGCAGATGCAGAAGAACGCGGTCGAAGAGGAGAAGGAGAACGTCTCCGGCGTCCGCGATACGCAACGGCCGGAAGATCAGCGCTACACCGTGCTCGAATGCTACTGCATGCTCAATCTCAAGGGCGACGAGCATAAGGAGGGCGGCGAAGAAACCGGCATTCCGCGGCCCTATAAGGTGTCGATCGAGAAAGGATCGCGCACCATTCTGGAGATCCGGCGCAACTGGAAAAAAGACGACGAGATGGAGCGTGCGCGCGAAGTTTTCGTCAAGTTCCCGTTTATCCCCGGTTTCGGCTTCTACGATCTCGGTCTGATCCACATTGCCGGCAACGCCACGGTGGCGGCGACCGCGCTGTTGCGGCTGATGATCGACAGTGGCATCTTCTCCAATTTCCCGGGTTTCCTGGTCGCCAAGGGCCTGGACAAGCAGAACACGACCGACATTTCCGTGCCGCCCGGCGCCGGCGCGCCGATCGACGTGTCGATGGTTCAGGACGGCGATATTCGCAAAGCGGCGATGCCGTTGCCGTACAAGACGATCGATCAGGCTTTGATGTCGCTCTACCAGGACATCGTGACGACCGGCTCGCGCGTCGCCGGCGCGCCCGATATCGCGGTTGGCGAAGGCAAGCAAGACGCGCCGGTCGGCACCACGATCGCGCTCATCGAGCAAGCGACGAAAGTCACCGACTCCGTTCACAAGCGGCTGCACGCTTCGCAGTCGAAAGAGTTCGAGCTGATCGTCGATCTGTTCCGGCAGAACCCGGAAGATTTCTGGCGGTTCAACACGAAGAAGAACTCCGGTCGAAAGTGGGATTCGGCGACGCTGCTGAAGGCGCTCGACGACTACAATCTCGTGCCCCGCGCCGATCCGAACACGTCGAGCCATCTGCAACGCATCATGCGCGCGCAGGCGCTTTATCAGATGGCGAAAGCTAACCCCGAACTGTTCCAGATCTCCGCGGTGCTCGACTACGTGCTGCGGACGCTCGGCATCCGCAACCCCGACAGCATCACGCAGCCGCCGCAGAACCAGGCGCCGCCGCCCGACCCGAAGGCGCAGGCCGCGCTCATCGCCGCGCAGGCGCAGCAAACGAACGCGCAAGCCAAACTGACGGACGTCCAGTTGCGCGCGAAGAATCAAAGCGTCGAGAACGAAAACCGCTCCGCCGATCGCACCGCCGATCTTCAGATCGCCGCCACGAAGCTGCAGACCGAGAAAGTAATTCACAATCAGGACTTGCAGTTCAAGGCGCAGTCGCAGGCGAGCCGGCAGCGACACGACATGACCAAGCACGCCACGGGTCTGGCGGCCGGCGCGCAGAGCGATCAGGCCGACATGGCGCAGCATGCGACGGGTCTTGCTTCCGAACACGCGCTGGCGGATAAGCAAATCGGGCACGAAGAGAGTATGGCGGCCAAAGTCAAGGACGCCGGAAAGGCCAAGCCATGAGGAAGCCGTCGAAATACGGGCCGGTCGAATCCGAAAACATCCGCGTCGGCACGGTCGACGCCGAGAGCCCCGAAGCGCGCGAAGACGATCATGGTCTGGCGGCGATGCGCAAGAAGCGCGCCCGCGGCGGCAAGGTGGCCGGCGAAGCGCCGAAGCCCCGGTTGGATCGTCGCGCCCGCGGCGGCAAGGTCAACGGCAAAGGAGTCAAGATCAACGTCATCGTAGCGCCGCAGGGCGGTGGCGCCGCGCCGATGGGGCCGCCGCCCGGCGCCGCGCCGCCCCCGCCGACCGCAATTCGCCCCCCTCCGCCGAACCCAATGGTCGGCGCGATGTCCGGTCCCGGCGCGCAGCCGGCGCCGATGCCGAGCCCGATGCGCAAGGACGGCGGTCGCGTGCCGCATTTGACCGGCGGCGCAGGCGGCGGCGAAGGCCGCATCGAGAAGGCGAAGGCCTACGGCAAGAACGCGAAGGGCGCCGCAGGCTGAAACGACGGAATGAGGGCGAGAAAATGAGCGAGAAATGGTCATGGAGGCGCTTGTTTCGTTGGCGTTGGAAGGCGAAGCCGCCAGAAACGCCCGTTATTGTCGGGGCGGAGTATCTTCAGCATTGCCACGAACATTGGAGCGAAGCGCAGCAACGTTTTCCCGGTTACGTTCGCGCCAATCCTGACGGTGCGGAAATGTTCAAGGCGATGCCGCCCGAAGAGATCGCGCGTATGTCTGTGGAATGCTTTCCGCTGTTTGACGCGCGGCCGAGGCTGCGCTGATGGCGAGGCATAAAGGCGCGACGCCGCCACCCAAGAAACGCTCCTGCATGGAGTTTCTGGAATATTGGCAGCCTCGCATCCGCGCGGTCGACGCGGCGATCGAGATCGATTTTTCCTGGCGCGACAAGGCGATCACCGTGACGGACATGCGCGTTCCGTCGGCGTTGCGCACGGGCATCCTCTACACGCAGCAGGAAGTCGAGGACGGCGCGGATCGTGTCGAAGGCGATCTGAACCGCCGCGTCGAGCGTTTTCTTTCGCAGGCGATCGGGCAGAAGTGATGGACGCTTTCA